GGGAGCAGTATCACCGGCTAATGAAAGCCTACGACACAGGGAGCGGCTATGAGTATGCCGTCCCCACCAGCGACGGCGGGGAGAAGAAGTCCCCCCTGGTCAACACCATTGAGGCCGTACGCCGGGATATCCTGGCCTACTCTGACCGCCTGTGCCTTAACCCCAAGGCGGAGCGGGATACCAAGCTCCCGCCACCGGGCAAACGGTCCAAGCTTGAGGAGGCGCTGCGCGGTGGCCCGTAAAAAGACCGCTCAGCCTCACTTTCAAAATCAGGCGGAGGTAATGGAGTATGTCAGCTCCATCGTGGAGGGGCGCAAGCTGGCCTGCAAAGAGACAAAACAGGCCTGTGAGCGGTTTCTCCAAGACCTGGAGGACCCTCGCTGGGACGTTGACCCCACTGACGCTGAGTTCTGCATCCGGATCATTGAGAAGACCTTCGTCCATGCCCAGGGGGAAGCCCTGGACGGAACCCCCATGCTGGGCAGACCTTTTCTGCTACAGCCCTTCCACAAGTTCATCATCTACAACCTGGTGGGCTTTCGCAATGCCGGCACCAATATCCGCAGGTTCCACGAGGCTGTGATCTACATCCCCCGGAAAAATGTAAAGACTACCTTCGCCGCCGCCTTGGCTTGGTCCCTGTCGTTGCTCAACCGGAGAAGTGGCAGCAAATGCTACATCGTGGGTGCGGCGATGAAACAGGCACTTGAGAGCTTCAGTTTTATCGAGTTCAACTTAAAAGAGATGGGGGAAGAACAGAATTTTCGGGTGGTTGACAATAACCAAGAACACAGTATTTGTAGTCTTCCCGGCACTTTTGAGGATGGCAGTATCTTCATCCAGGCCTTGGCGGCCAATCCGGACGCCCAGGATTCGCTCAACTGCAACATCGGTATCGCCGATGAGGTACACGCTTACAAGTCCCCCAAGCAGTACCAGATTATCAAGGATGCCATGGCAGCCTACTCCAACCATCTGATGATTGCCATCTCCACCGCCGGAGACCGGATGAACAGCTATTTTTACCGCCGGCTTAAATATTGCCGTGAGGTACTAGAGGGTACCAACCAGGACGATCAGCTGTTTATTTTCATGGCCTGCGCCCCCCAGGACCCGGAGACCGGGGAAGTAGATTATACCAACCCAGAAGTGCTGGAGATGGCAAACCCAAGCTATGGGGTAAGCATCCGCCCGGAAGCCATTCTTGCCCAGGCGCTTCAGGCTCAGAACGACCCCCAAATGCGCAAGGAGTTTTTTGCCAAAAAGCTGAATGTCTACATAGCGGCTATGAAGGCCTATTTCAAAATTGAGGAGTTCCGGGCCAGCGACCGGCGGTATAACTGGACGCTGGAGGAACTGAAAAAACTGCCAATCCGCTGGTACGGAGGCGCTGATCTGTCCAAGCTCCATGACCTGACGGCGGCGGCTCTGTACGGCACGCTGGAGGGTTACAAGCGGGAGGACGGCGAGGTGGTGGACGTGGATATCATCATTCCCCATGCCTGGTTCCCTGTGGTGGCCGCTCACATCAAGGCGGATGAGGATAACATCCCTCTGTTTGGATGGAAAGAAGACGGCTGGCTGGATATGTGTAACAACGCTGTAGTCAATCACATGGATGTGGTCAACTGGTTCAAGGAGAAACGGCACAGCGGTTTCAAAATCAAGCAGGTGGGGCACGACCGAAAATTCTGTGCGGAGTATGTGGTGGGGATGAAAAAGGCCCAATTTAAGGTGGTAGACCAGCCCCAGTATTTTTGGAAAAAGTCCCAGGGGTTCCGCCGGATTGAACAGAAAGCCAAGGCCAGGTGTCTGTACTACCTCCATTCGGATGCGTTTGAGTACTGTGTTCAGAACGTCCACGCTATAGAAAAAACAGACGATATGGTTCAGTACGAAAAGATTGAAGATAACACCCGCATTGACATTTTTGATGCCGCCGTCTTCGCGGCGGTGCGGATGCTGGAGGATTTGGAGCGGGAAGAAAAGTCGAAGGGATGGAAACGGTGAGAACTTTTTGTTTGTGTGATGGAAATGTAGAAACGTGTAAACGCACGAGCTGCTATAAAACTGGTGGGCCGTGCCGCCATACCTCAGATTCTGATCACGCCCTTACCCCAGAAAATAGCAGGGAGTTTGTCCGTATTGGAGACATCCTCTTTGAGAAAGGACCAGAGGAGTATGAGTAAAAAGCGCAAAAATCGCGGCAACCAGATACGGGACGCTGACCGCCGGTCTGCCGCCTGGCTCCTGACCGACGCGGCCTACGATACCCTATGTGTCTCCGGATATACCAGGCTCAGCGAAAACCCGGAGGTACTTATGGCCGTGAACAAGCTGGCCGGGCTCATTGGCTCCATGACTATCCACCTGATGGCGAACTCAGAGGATGGCGACATTCGCATCAAGAACGCTCTGTCCCGAAAGCTGGATATTGAGCCAAACCGGTACATGACCCGTATGACGCTGATGAGCTGGATTGTTCGGACGTTGTTGCTGTACGGAGACGGAAACGCTGTGGTGCTCCCCAAAACCAGCGGGGGCTATCTGGAGGACCTGATCCCCATTTCACCCTCCCGGGTGTCCTTTCTCCCGGACGGCGGTTATGGCTACCGCATCAAGATTGACGGCCAAGACCACGACCCCGGCCAGCTGCTCCACTTTGTGCTCAACCCGGACCCGGCCCAGCCGTGGAAGGGCATGGGGCTGCGCGTCGCACTGAAAGATGTGACGTCCAACCTGAAACAGGCGGCGGCCACCAAAAAGGGGTTTTTGGCGGACAAGTGGAAACCCAGCGTCATTATCAAGGTGGACTCCTGGGCAGAAGAGCTGAGCACTCGGGAGGGCCGGGACAACTATTTGCGCGGATTTTCCACCGACCGGCCCGGCGACCCCATGATTATTCCCGCCGATGGGATGGAAGTCGTCCAGGTTAAGCCCTTGACCCTGAACGACTTGGCAATCAACGACTCGGTCACGCTTGACAAGCGGTCAGTGGCGTCCATTTTGGGCGTGCCTCCCTACGTGGTGGGGGTTGGGGCCTTTAACCGGGAGGAATGGAACGCCTCGATTAACAACACTGTGCTGACCTTGGTCCGTGGGTTGGAACAGGAGCTGACGCGAAAACTCCTCATAAGCGAGGGTATGTTCTGGCGGATGAATCCCTGGGCGCTGTACGCATACGATGTGCAGAACTTGGCATCTATCGGCAGTGAGTTGTATGTCCGGGGCATCATGACCGGAAACGAGGTCCGAGATTGGATCGGCCAGGGTCCCCGGTCTGGTCTTGATGAGTTGGTTATCCTGGAGAATTTTATTCCGGCCAGCATGATTGGAGACCAGATGAAACTGAACCAACAAAAGAAAAATCAAGAGAAATTGGACGGGCTGGGAGGTGAAAGTGATGGATAGGCGAACGATGGTCTGCCGCCAAACCGAGTATCGGGCGGCGGAGGAAAACGGCGAGCTGTACATTGAGGGCTATTTCGCGGTATTCAATAGCATCTATGAGATCGCCCCGGGTCTGACCGAGAGCATTGCCCCCGGAGCTTTTTCCAGCGCCCTGGGCGGAGATATACGGGCCCTCACCAACCACGACACCACCCTGGTCCTTGGGCGCAGCAAGGCCAGCACGCTGGAGCTCCGGGAGGACGGGCACGGGCTTTGGGGCCGGGTCCGAATCAACCGTGAGGACAGCGACGCCATGAACTTGTACCACCGGGTACAGCGTGGCGACGTGGATCAGTGCTCCTTCGGGTTTGACATTTTGGAGGAGGACACGGAGTACCGAGAGGACGGATCGGTCCACTTTACCATTCGGGCGGTCAAGCTGTATGAGGTTACGGTAGCCACCTTTCCTGCCTACGAGGAGACCGCCGTAGCCGCCCGCAGCGCTCAGGCGGAGGAAATCAAGCGCCGGACCGCCCAGGCCTGGAAAGAAACCATGAAAAAACGACTGAAAGGAAGTGCGACTTAATGGCACTGAAAGCGCTGCTGCTGAGAAAGCAGCTGGACGACAAGAAAAAGGCCTTGGAGGAACTGCGGGCTAAGGACGCTGAGTTCCAGACCCGGGAAGCCGAGTTGGAGACCGCCATCAGCGAGGCGGAGTCCGAGGAGGACAAGGCGGCTGTGGAGGGCCTGGTCAACGAGTTTGAGCAGGACAAGCAGTCCCATGAGGAGAACAAGACCAAGCTGGCCGGAGAGGTGGAGCAGCTGGAGCGGGACCTGGAAGCTGAGGAGTCTAAGCAGACCCCGCCTCCCGCCTCTGCCCCCGCGCCTGAAACCGCCCCCGCCGCCGGCGGGGAGAGAAAGGATGATAACATCATGAGCATGAAACGCAGAGGCTTTTTCTGCCTGGACCGCAATCAGCGGGACGCTTTCCTGGGTAGGGAAGATGTAAAAGAATTCCTCCAGCGCGTCAGGACCCTGGGCAAGGAAAATCGTGGAATCACCGGCGCGGAGCTGACAATCCCGACCGTGTTTTTGGAGCTGATCCGGGAAAACATCACCCGGTACAGCAAGCTGATCGGAAAGGTGGCCCTCCGCTCTGTCCCTGGGAACGCCCGGCAGACCATCATGGGCACAGTGCCGGAGGCCGTCTGGACCGAGATGTGCGCCAATCTTAATGAGCTGACGCTGTCTTTTAACCAGATCGAGGTGGACGGCTATAAGGTGGGCGGTTTTATCGCCATCTGCAACGCCGTCCTGGAGGACAGCGACCTGAATCTCGCCGGCGAGATTATGGACGCGATCGGACAGGCTATCGGCTACGCTCTGGACAAAGCGATTGTTTACGGTACTGGCACAAAGATGCCCGTGGGTATCGTGACCCGTCTGGCTCAGACCGCAAAGCCCAACGACTGGGGCACCAACGCCCCCGCGTGGAAGGATTTGAGCGCCACCAATCTGGTGACGGTCACCGGCAAGACCGGGGCCGAGCTGTATCGGAGCATCATCCTGAATGCCGGGGTGGCTAAGAGCACTTACTCCAGGGGTCCCCTGACCTGGATTATGAACGAGACCACAAAGGCCCAGCTTACCGCCGAGGCCCTGTCTGTCAATGCCGCTGGGGCGATTGTCTCCGGCCAGGGCAATACGATGCCGGTGGTCGGCGGGGATATTGTAACGCTTGACTTTATCCCTGTTGGAGATGTGATCTTTGGCTACATGGACCTGTATCTGCTGGCCCAGAGAGCCGGGGCCCAGCTGGCCCAGAGTGAACACGTCCGGTTCCTGGAGGACCAGACGGTGTATAAGGGCACCGCCCGGTATGACGGTATGCCCGTGTTCGGCGAAGCGTTTGGCGCGATAAACATCGCCGGGAAGGAGCCCACCACCACGGCCACCTTCCCCCCTGACACGGCCAACTCGGAGACCCCTTAACGGCGTCCCTGGACGCGCTGGAGACAGGGACGCGAAGTACTGCCAGCAAAAAGAGCCGCCGGAAAGCACCTGACTCCGAGGAGGTGTAGCCCATGGATGAAAAGTCCATGCTGATGCTCCTGCGGCAGGACCTCCAGCGGACCAGCCCTTGCCAGCTCCCCGGTGAGGACACCTACCTGCTTCATCTGCTCCAGGCTTCAAAGGCAAGCCTGGAGCGGCAGGGGGCCAGACAAGAGGACAGCGCGGACTGGTACCAGGCTGTGATTGCCACCGCCGCATGGATGTACCGCAAGCGGATCACCGGCGAGGCGGAGCCGAGATATCTTCGTCGGATGCGGCTGGACTTGATCGTCAGCCAGAGGGCAAGGGGGAATCAGGATGCTACATGATGCAGGGATTGCGGTAATCTACCATGTGGAGGAGGGGGCAGGGCCTCCCCCCTCCTCTCCACGTTTGACCGAGAAAGCCCGCCACAGCTTTGGGGAAATGGTGGTGGGGGTGACCCGGTTTTACTCCGCCGCTGCGGCCGGCAAGACAGTCAGCCGCCTGATTGAAATCTGGAGGGACGACCGCATTGACACCCGGGACCTGTGCCGGATTGGGAATCGCTTTTACCTCATTCAACAGGTGACCCCGACCGCCGATGAGGACGGTATTCTGGTCACCCGCCTCACCCTGGAGGAGACCGACGGCAGCGCATGGGAGGGTCAATATGTCGATCAAATCAAGTGACTTTTCTCTGGAGGTAGGCCGAATCCTGGAGGATTATGCAGAGGATGTGCAAGAAGCGGTCGCCCAGGCTGTGGAGAAGACCGGCAAGCAGGCGCTGAAAACTGTCAAGGCCAAGTCCCCCGTCCGCAAAGGAAGGGGTGGAGGCCGGTACAAGAAGGGATGGCGGGTGAAAAAAGAGCGCAGCGGTGTATTCAATACCCAGAGCTCGGTTACCGTCTACAACAAAACAGATGGTCCGTTAGTCCATTTGTTGGAAAATGGTCACCAGAAGGTGAACGGCGGACGGGTAGAGGGTATTCCCCACGTCCGGCCCGCCTACGAGGAGGCGGAACGCCTGCTCCCGGAACTGACGGCTCGTGCCATTGAGGAGGCGGGCGGCAAGTGACCTATCAGGAATTGGAACAGTTGCTTGCCCCGCTGGGCATTCCATTTACCTTCCACCACTGGGAGCGGCCGCCTAAAATGCCCTACGGGGTGTACTTTGACGACTACACAGATAATTTTGCGGCGGACAGTATCGCTTATGTGGTGATTCGCCACTTTAACATCGAGATTTATGTACGCCAGCGGGACTCGGCCCTGGAGAGCCGTCTGGAGGCTATCCTCACGGAGGCAGAGCTTTATTGGGATAAGGATTCGTCCTACATAGATTCGGAGCGGTTTTATCAAGTCGCATATGAAATAGAGGTGTAAATATGGCTAAAAACAAAGTGAAATTCAACCTGAGAAACGTACATTACGCGCCGATTACGACCGCCGATGATGGGACACTCATATTTGGGACGCCCAAGCACATTCCCGGCGCGTGTTCCTTCACCATGGAAGCACAAGGCAGTGAAGAAAAATTTATTGCAGACGGCGTCCTCTACTTTGCATCTTATACAAATGAGGGATACTCCGGCACTTTAACTATGGCCTTGATTCCGGAGGAGTTCCGGAAAGACATTCTGGGCGACGTAGAGGACCAAACCGATCATGTGCTGGTGGAGTATGCCACTGCGGTAGCAAAGCCTTTTGCCTTGCTGTATGAGATCGACGGGGACCAGAAAGCAACCCGGCGGGTGCTGTATTATTGCACGGTCAGCCGGCCTGGGGAGAATGCAGACGGCCAAGCCCCCCGTACGCCCCAGACTGAGGCCATGAACATTACCGCCGCTCCCCTGGCCGACGGCCGCACCAGGTCCCGAACGGCGGACAACACCACAGATGCGGTGTTTAATAACTGGTTTAAAAAGGTGTGGGAGCCTTCCGTGGAAGCGGAGGTATAACCATGGAGGCGACCATCAAAATCGACGGCAAGGACGTGCGGTTCAAGGCCACTGCGGCGGTGCCCCTGCTTTACCGACGGAAGTTCAACCGGGACCTGCTCCGGGATCTTCGGGAGGTAGCTGCGGCCATGGAGGGAAAACAGGCCACCGGGGGAAATATTCCTCTTGAATCACTGACGATCTTTGAGCAAATGGCCTATATCATGGCGAAGCACGCGGAGCCCGACATAGTTCCGGATACCCCGGAGAAGTGGCTGGAGGGCTTCTCTATTATGCCGATTTACGCCATATTTCCCGTGATCCTTGATCTTTGGTCTGGAAATATGGAGGGGCTGGAAGAAAGTAAAAAAAAAGCGGAACAGTTGATCGAGAGTTTACAACAGCTCTCTTTCTCCTCCGCGCTGTCCAACTCGGAATTCCCCTCAGAGACTTAGATATGCTGACGGTCGGTATGCTCAACGACATGTATGCTGAGGCCGCGAACGATAAACTGGACTGGCCTGTCCTGGCCACCCAGGAGGATATAGACCGGATGCTGTGAGGTGAACTATGGCAGGAAATCGAATTAAGGGAATCACCATTGAGATCGGCGGCGATACCACCAGACTGGATAAAGCGTTAAGCGGAGTAGACCGCAATCTCTTTACCATCCAAAAGGATTTGCAGGCAGTCGAGCGCCGTTTGAAGCTGGACCCCACCAACACTGAACTGCTGGCCCAGAAACAGCGGCTTCTGGCGGACGCCGTTTCTGAGACGGCGAAAAGGCTGAATACCCTTGACAGTGCGGCGGATGGGGTGCGGGATGCGTTTTCAAACATGGAGATTGATGATCAACAGCTGAAAAATTTTAATCTTGAGCTGGAACTGACTGAATCCGATTTGAAAGCCGCTGAACGGGCACTGGATAAATTTAACGATGAGCTAAAGAAAACCGACGGTCCTGCGGGCGACGCCACAGGAGGCATTGAAGAAATAGGAGATGCTGCTGATGGTGCATCGGGCGGTCTTGACAAAATTGGGGTTGCATCAGGTGGTGCTGCGAATGGCCTTGGAGGTTTATCTGGCATTGCTGGCGGCGTCGTCATTGCAATCGGCCAAAAACTGGTTGAGGCCGCAATAGCAGCTGTTGATTGGCTGTGGAGCCTGGACGAAGCCACCGAGGAATATCGGGAGGCCATGGGCAAGCTCAACACAGCCTTTGAAACAGCGGGATTCAGCACAGAGACAGCCAAGAACGCCTATGAGGGCTTTTACCGTATTCTGGGAGATACCGATACTGCCACCGAGGCCTCTCAGCTGCTGGCGCAGCTGGTAGAAAAAGAAGAGGATGTTGCTAAATGGACTGATATTGCCGCTGGAGTATACGGCACTTTTGGCGACGCCCTCCCCATTGAAGGGCTGATCGAGGCGGCCAACGAGACCGCAAAGACTGGAGAGGTTACGGGCGCTCTGGCTGACGCCTTGAACTGGGTCGGCAAAAGCGAAGATGAGTTCAATGAAAAACTTGCCCTGATGGCCAACGATGCAGACCGGGCACGCTTCATTATGACGGAACTCGGGATCGCCTATGAGGACGCAGCCGATTCGTTTTACAAAAACAATGAGACTCTGATTGAGACCAGAGAAGTACAGATGCAGCTGGATGAAACCCAAGCGGCCTTGGGCGAGTCCGTAGCAAGCCTGAAGAACAAGTTCTTTGAGCTGTTTGGCCCTGCGCTGATTGAGGGGATGAAATTGGCTTCAGTTGCCCTTGAAGGGGTAGCGTGGGTTATAGACAAGATTGGGCAGGCCCTGGATTGGCTGGGGCAGAAGATCAAAGATGTGATTGGCTTCTTCCAAGAGCTCTTTGGCGTCAGCAATCAGGCCTCTAATGTTTCCTTGCCAGAAGGAGGCTCCAAAGCCAGAAACGCCCTTGCTGAGCCCTATTCCCTGCGCGCCGCTACCGCCGAAAACCTTCCCTATCTTGCCCAAGGGACCGTAACCCGGCCCAACAGCCCATTTATGGCGGTGGTGGGGGACAACCCGACGGAGCCGGAGATCATTTCCCCGCTGTCCACCATCGAGCAGGCCGTGAGAAATGCAATGGGGGCTGTCGGAACGCAAAGCGCCGGACCTCGGACCGCGAATATAACGCTTGTGCTTAATGGCTCGGTCATAGGCCGGGCAATTGCCCCGCTGGTGGACAACTACAACGGCCTCCGGGGCGTGGACCTCGTAATGGGGTAAGGAGGAGACAGCATGGCCGGAATTACAATGGACGGTAAGACCTACCGCGTTGGGGTGATCTTCCCCTCCGTGGAGGAGACCATTCGACTGGTGGATGGTATCAACGCCGGAGACATGCTCTCCGGCCGGCGGGAGCGGGACCTTGTGGGCACTTATTACGACCACACCCTGTCGGTTGAGCCGGACCCCCGATATCCGCAGGACTACGACCAGTTTTTTGACGCCATCTCCGCCCCTGTGCCCTCCCACACCATCACCATGCCCCACGGGCAGGGCACTGTAACCTATGAGGCCATGGTCTACTCCGCCAGCCACGTGTGCAACGGCGTGCTGGCAGGGGTGCGGCGGTGGAAGGGGCTACAAGTGTCTTTTGAGGGCATCCGGCCCGCCCGGCTACCGGGACAGGAGTCCACATGAACCACAATATTGAATATCTCAACTGGACCTTTACTCCCGACAAAATCAAAGAGGGAAATCTGTACCTTGCCGCCTCTCTGCTGGCCTCATCCCTGGAGGTCAACAGCCTTTTGGCGGTGGTAGAGTGTGAAGATTCCTCTATTCTGGATTTTGAGCGAAACACTCCGCTGAAATACTTTACCCGGCCGGATCGGCCAATGATTTTCCGGGTGCAGAGTATCAAGCGAGCGGGCCCGGAGCTCTATGAGATCACCGCCACCAGCACCCTGGGCTTGCTGAGCGAAGGCCTGCACTACGGCGGGATTTACACCGGCCAGACGGCCCGGGCGGTGATCGCCGATATCTGCGGCACGGTCCCCTTTATCGTGAAGAGCGTTCTTCAGGAGATCAAGCTCTACGGCTGGCTGCCCATCGCCCCGCCCCGAGACAATCTGGCTCAGGTGCTGTTTGCCCTTGGGGCGGCGCTGAAGACCGACCTGGACGGTGTGCTGCGCATTGAAGGGCTGTGGGACGGCATTTCCGGGACTGTCACCCGGGACGATATGTATGCCGAGGCCGCCGTGGACTACGACGGCAAGGTGACGCAGGTCATCGTCACCGAACACCAGTATGCCCCCTGGACGGAGGAGAAGCAGTTGTTTGAAGGCACGGCCCAGGCGGGGGACATCATCACCTTTGACGAGCCCATGCACAGCCTCAAGGCCGACGGCTTTGCCATCCAGGCCAGCGGGGCCAACTGGGCCCGGGTCTCCGCCGGGACCGGGGTGCTGTCGGGCAAAACCTATATCCACAACACCCGCCAGATCAGCAAGGACGTGTGGCCCGCCAAGGAGCCCAACGTCAAGACCGTGAAGGAGGCCACCCTGGTCTCCCTGGTCAACTCCCAGGCCTGCGCCCAGCGGCTGGCCGACTACTACCGGTGCCGGGAGCGGGTGGACGCCCCCGTGGTCTACCGCGGCGAGCTGCCCGGTGACCGGCTGGCCGCCTATCACCCCTTTGACAAGACAGGCGTGGACGTCTGCCTGGAGAGCGCGGATATCACCCTGTCCAATACCCTCAAGGCCCAGGAGAAGAGCCTGGTGGGCTTTGTGCCCAAGCAGATCGAGCAGATAGTGACCTATGACCGCCGCGAAATGTTGACCGCATCGGGAACATGGACCGTTCCCGAAGGGGTGACCCAGATCAGAGTGGTTTGTATCGGGGGAGGCCCCGGAGGGTATTCTGGCGGAGCTGGAAAAAATGGCGGAACTACCTCACGAACAAGAACTGGCTCAGACGCCTATTGGAATACTAAATGGGCCAGACGGGACGCCTCTGTGGGAGGAGCAGGTGGTGTTGCTGGCCCTGGAGCCGCTACGGGCGGAAAGATATATTCAACTACGATAGACGTTACTCCAGGCCAAAAGTTTCAAATAACGATCGGTCAGGGCGGCAGCGGAGCGCCAACAAATTCGTCTGAAACTCCTGTTGCCGGTTCCCCCGGAACCGCAACTGCGTTTGGGCCGGTCAGTTCCGAATCTGGCGCCTCTGTTGAAAGCGGATTCTATGATGAGGTTACTGGGCACATCTATGGAAAGAAAGGCTCCCCTGGCATTGCCGGCGGCCAGGGAGTAGGGGTTGACCCTGATAATGAATCGGGCGAAATGGAGCTTTCTCCCATAAAAGTTCCGGCCGGGGTTGGTTCTTGGGTCCCTGGGCAATACCAGAAAAATCTAACTTATAAAGTCGTAGAGAGCGGAAACGTTACAGACAAAGTTGGGGAATTGACAACTGGATGGTTTGTAGGACTCGGTGGCGGAGCCGCTCAAGGCGCAAATGGAGGTTCCTCCGGGGCTGATACAAGAGTTGGCGGAGACGGCGCCACCACTCCGTATGCCCCTGCCGCTGCATCAAACCCCGGAGACGGTGGAGATGGCGGTTATGGCGGCGGAGGCGGCGGAGGCTTTGGTGCGTATGTCCAGACCCGATTTTATAGCGGACAATCTGGAACTCTGCCTACGGGGAGCGTCTCTTCCGGCAGTGTTTCTACCCCTGGAAACGGTGGTCGTGGCGGTCCGGGCGGCAGAGGTGCTTCGGGCTGTGTTATCCTCTATTACGGCGTGCAGAAGGAGGAACCCCACGGCCAGCTGGTAGACAAAAACAACCGGATGGTTCTGGACCGCCTTGGCCGGCGGATGATCGTATAAAAAAGCCGCCCTGGCTGGGCGTCAAAAATTGACAAAACGCGGCGCTTTCGGTATGATGGACAGGCCGACCCGGAAGGGGAGGCCGAAAAGGCGCTGTTACATAAAAGGCGGTTGGCCCACCGTTTGAACCCCTAAGCGAAATCAAATCAGGGGGAGGTGGTGCTGATGGGAAACGAAATTCGGAGGTTTATCCTTCGTTTCGTGGTGAGCCTGGGCATAGTCGTTATGATCTTGCTCCTCACCGCCCCAAAAGCGTGCTGACTGCCCGGTGGCACGAGCAGTCAGCTGTTTTAATGCTTGATTGAATAACTCGGGCCAACCGTCAGTGACAGCGCCCTTTCTGTCTATATTATACGTTCCCTCCCCCGTTTTGTCAACGACAAAATGGAGGTGGTTTTTTGTGAACTAGATAGGCGTAGCGCTCACGACCATTTCAGACTCCTTGGAATTGAATTTCCGCCAGAACCTCCGTTCCCACCAGCACCAGGAGCAGAACCTCCGCCCATAGCAATAAATAAGACCGGAGTTTTACAATGTCCGCAGATTATCCCATTTGGGCGCGCCGGGTTTGGATAGGTTTTGTCTAAACTATTGCCACACGAGGGGCATTTGAACTGTTTAAGCGGAATCGTTAAAGCCATACAGCAACACTCCTTTTTTATAATTATTATATCATATTTCGTTTTTTTTGCAAGAAAAACAATGGAGGGACAAACGTGCCTGACAACAAAATCAACACTATGAGGTGTCCATTCAGGACAGACAAAGACGGAACCTTTTGCGAGTGCTACGGGAAAGACTGCATGGCCTACTATGAGTATTCTCCGCTCTATTTTTCAATGTGCGAAATTGCTGAACCCGAAAAACAGCCCGTCACGTGTATCTGCAAAAGACTTGCCCAGCCGGTTACATACTCTTGTGGATAAGGAGGCTGCGCTATGACAGTGGAAGAACGTGTGGCCCAGTTGGAGGAGCAGGTGGCGGCGCTGTCCGTCCGGGCCCTGGCGGACACCCCGGCCCCAGGCGGCTACGCCACCAGCAAGTACAGCGTGGAGGAGATCGACGCTCTGTTGGATAAGGTGGCGGCAATGGGGTGATGCGCAAAAACGGGAAACTTTTCCCCGGTTCCATCCATGGGCAGAGCCATAAAAAGGAGTGAAAACATGTTTGTACTCTACGCGGAAAAAAACAGGCTGACCGTCCGGGAGAAGGAGCCCGTCACCAGCGGGAGCGTCAACGTGTACCCGGTGCGGTTTGAGTTCTCCGCGGACTGGGACGGGCTGGAGAAAACGGCGGTCTTTCAGGCCGGGTGTGTGGAAAAGGCGGTCCCTCTGACCGGCGGGACGTGCTCCGTGCCCGCCCAGGTGCTGACTGAGCCGGGCCGCTTCCTCATGGCCGGCCTGTACGGCAGGCTGGGCGCGACCACAGCCCTGCCCACCGTATGGGCCAACCTGGGGCTGATTTTGGAGGGGGCGGTCCCCGGGGCGGAACCGGAAGACCCGGAGCCAACCCCGCCCTCCGGTGGTACCACCGACCACCGGAATCTGAGCCACCGGGAGGCCGTGGACCAGCACCCCATTGCCTCCATCTCCGGACTGGAGAAGGAGCTGCAACGGATTCCGGAGCCTGTGGAGGCTCTGACCAATACTGAACTGGAGGAGATGCTGAAATGAGTAAATTTCTGGATGAAAACGGCCTGCTGTACTTTTGGGGAAAGATTAAGACCCTGGCGGGCGGCAAGGTGGACAAAGTGGAGGGCAAGGGCCTGTCCGCTAACGACTTCACCACCGCCGAGAAGACCAAGCTGGAGGGGCTGGTGAATTACACCCTGCCCGCCGCTTCCGCCGATGTTCTAGGCGGCGTGAAGGTGGGGGCCGGACTGGCAGTTAACCAGGGCGTCCTGTCCGCCACAGGCGGCGGCATGGCGGACAGCGTGGACTGGTCCAACGTGCAGAACAAACCGGACCTTGCCCTGAAAAGCGACCTGACCAGCCTGTACCGCTTCAAGGGCACTGTGGCGAACTACGCCTCCCTGCCCACCACCGGGAACGTGGTGGGCGACGTGTGGAATGTCTCCGCCACCGGGATGAACTACGCCTGGACCGGAGAGGACTGGGACGCCCTTGGCCAGGAGTTCCAAATTGAGGCCATCACCAACGCGGAGATTGACGCCATTACCGGCGAGGGGTGATGGGATGGGGTACTTGGATAACTCGGGGCTGGCCTATTTGTGGAGGAAGGTGAAGAGCTACGTTTCCACCCCCACCAGGACCCTGACACAGGCGCAGTACAATGCCCTGACAGCAGAGGAAAAGCAGGCGGACGTCCTCTATGCCGTCACCGACGACGGCGGGAGCTCCGGAGCGGGAGACTCCGGCTGCCATAACTATTCCCTGGAGGAGCAGGTTGTGGGGCGGTGGATTGACGGGAAGCCGCTATACAGAAAAGTTGTCATTAGTGCACTGCCTGATGCTATAAATCAGTGGAAACCTATATCTGATCCTATTGAAAACGGCGAAATAAAGATGCAGATAGGGACTGCTTGCCCGATAAATGAAGGTAGTTTTCACATTCCATATAATGACGGTAATCTTATTACGATTATCAAATATCGGAAAGAAGACAACTCTATCTCCGGGTTTATAAATAGAACTGACATGCTCAAGGTTCCTGTTAATATAATCGTCTATTATACCAAAACCACCGATCAGGCGACCATTGAAATCCCGAAACTTCTGGATGTGCCCGCATTAATCCCATCCTACCCCGCCGCCCCCCAGTCATCCGCCGCTGCGGAATTGGAACTTGGGCTAAAAACAGAGGAGGTGTAAGCATGTCGATCAGATACAAAGGAAAGATCATTCCAACGGGCGGCGTGACCGTGGAGGAGCTGGAGGAGGCCCTGGCGGAGAAGCAGGACAGGCTCACCGGGACCCAGGGGCAGGTTTTGGGCTTTGACGAAGCGGGTAACGCCGTGGCACAGGATGCCTCGTCCGGTGTTGGGTATTCTATGGCCGGGCAGACGGTAGAACCTGAAAGAGGCGCCACTGTGACAGCTGGCGAGGGTGCGGAAATCTTTAATGATTACCGTGACAGGACATTTAATCCAATTGGTGCCGCAAAACAGGGTAACATTGCCAGCGGGGACTATTCTCATGCAGAAGGAGAGCGTACCACTGCAAGTGGGCACTATTCCCATGCGGAAGGCTTCTCTTCCATTGCCAGCGGGAAATATTCCCATGCGGAAGGGAATTCCAGGGCCATCGGGAACTATTCTCACACGGAAGGCGCTCTTACTTATGCCAGAGGCATCTATTCCCATTCTGGCGGATTGAGTACGGTTGCAGAATATCAGGCGGAGACTGCGATAGGTCGGTGTAATGTTCTGAAATCCCCAGACAACGACACAACATTAAATGACCTTTTGGTTGTCGGTAAAGGAACAGACACAAACGCACGAGCCAACGCCTTTCGAGTCGACCATACCGGAGTTTACGGCACAGGAGCGTTCAACGCTTCCGGCGCTGACTACGCGGAGCTTTTCGAGTGGCAGGACGGGAACCCGGATAATGAGGACCGGGCCGGACTATTTGTGACGCTGGACGGCGAGCATATCCGTATTGCGGGGCCTGATGACGGTTACATACTGGGAATCGTATCCGCTGCTCCGTCAGTCGTGGGCGATGTGTACGATGACCAGTGGGCCGGAATGTACCTGCGAGATGTGTTCGGCCGGACCGTCATGGCAATGCGGGATATCCCGGCGGAGGTTGGCCCGGACGGAGAGGAAATCACCCCTGCCCGCCGGGAGCTGGCCCCCAAGCTCAACCCGGACTATGACCACACCATCAAGTACCAGCCCCGCACCCAGCGCCCGGAGTGGGCCGCTGTGGGCCTTCTGGGGAAGCTGGTGGCCGTAGATGACGGAAGCTGTCAGGTCAACGGCTGGGCTACGGTAGGGGTGGGCGGTGTGGCCACCGCCAGCCCCGAACGGACCAAGTATCGCATCATGGCCCGGCTGGACGGTACGCATGTCAGGATCATGATTTTGTAAGCTGGAAAGGAGTGATACCATGAGCGAGAACTGCGATAACTGCCCGGTAAACGCCCGGGTGGAGGCCCTGGAGGAGGCCAACCGGCAACACAGCGCCACCCACCGGGAGATGTTCGACCGGCTGAGGACGCTGGAGACACTAAGCGCCGTCCAGGAGAACAAGCTGGACACCATCCTTAAAAAGCTGGACGAAATCACCGCCAAAGTGGACGCCCTGGAGTCCAAGCCCGTCAAACGCTGGGAGAGTTTGGTAGAAAAGAGTATCTGGGCCGTCTGCGCCGCCGTCATCGCTTTTCTGTTGGGGAGGCTGGGGCTGTGAAAAAGCTGTTTGCCCGCCTTTGGGCGATTCCGCACCTGTTCGCCAAGGGCATGGTGCTGTGGTGCGTGGTCTGTGGGACGGCGGCCTGCTTCTGGTCCCTGCGCATCCTCTCCCACACCGGCCAGGACCCCGCCGCCCTGCTGGGCGTAATCCTGGCCTTCTTCGGCGGAGAGCTGCTGCTGATGTGCCTGAAAACGATCTTAAATGAAAAGAGAAAACCAAAAAACAAAGACCCATTGACAAAAACGGACGATTTTGTCAATGGGCAATAAGAAAGGATGGTTTCAATGACTGACCTGACCCCCATTATCAATGCATTTATCGCCCTGATCGCCGCGCTGATCACCGCGTTTGTGGTGCCCTGGATCAAGCGGAACACCTCCGAGAAAGACCGGGAGGAGCTGCTCAAGTGGGTGGAGATCGCCGTTATGGCCGCTCAACAGCTGTACCACCAGCTGGACGGCGCAAAGCGCAAGGAGTACGTCATGAATTTCCTGTTCCAAAAGGGCTATAATGTGCTATCCGCCGAGGTGGATACCGCTATCGAGGCCGCTGTGCTGAAGCTCCACCAGGAGCTGGAGGGGGCGGCATGACGGCTAAAAAAATCCTTGAAATTGCCCGCAGGGAAATCGGGGTTAAAGAATCCCCGGCCAACTCCAACCGTGTGAAGTACAACACGGCTTACTATGGCAAGGAGGTCTCAGGCAGCAGCTACCCCTGGTGCTGTGCCTTTGTGTGGTGGGTGTTCCGGGAGGCGGGGGCCTCGGCGCTGTTCTACGGCGGAAAAAAGACAGCCTACTGCCCAACACTGAAAACCTATCACAAGGGACAGACCGTCAAGGGGGATTACAGGCCCGGGGACGTGATCTTTTTCAACTTCTCCGGCAAGGCCAACGCCGCCCATGTGGGCGTCTGCGAGAGCTGGGACGGGGCTTACATCACCACCATCGACGGCAACACCGGGACCGGAGACCAGGCCAACGGCGGAGCCGTCCTGCGGCAGAAGCGATCTAAAAAGTACATTGTAGGGGCCTACCGCCCCGCGTATAAGGAGGAGAATGAAATGACAGAGGAACAGGTCAAGCGGATCGCCCGGGCCGTCTGCGCCCAGCTGATGGAGCTGGACGGCTACCCCATGTTTGTCCGAAACATGGAGAAATACCGTCAGGAGCTGGCGAAAATGCCCGCGCCCCAGTGGGCTGTGGATAGCGGAGAGTGGGACAAGGCCTTTCTGGCGGGGATTGTCGCCAGCCCGGACCGCCCCCATGACCTTGTCACCAGGGCCGAGGCGGCCGCCATGGCCCTGCGGGGCAAGTAACCAGATGGACATGGGAGGCGTGTACCGTGTCAAGCGCAAGAATCAAGCTCCCGCCGGAGCTGGAACATCTACCTTTGTTTGTTTTGTTTGACGTTATAAAGCAAGCCAATCTGGGGGAGCAGGACATGCGGCTGGTGCAGGAATATATTATAAAGCAGATTCCGCAGGATGATATTGCCGCAGAACTGGGATGGACCCGGCGAACAGTGTATGTACATCTCAAGAAATCAATTTCAAAGATGGCGGAAATAGCCCCAAAGTTATACGCAAAATACACATAGACTTCACACAGGCTTCCCACAAGGAGGCCTGTGTTTTGTTATAATTACCTCGGCGGCCAGGGGACGGGCGGTACACGTCCCGCCCAACGTCCCCCGGTCCGCTGATTTGATGATAAGGACGTGGTTTTATGAATCCAAATGGACCACAATACCCCGGAAATAACATCGGAGTCTATCAGCCTGACCAGAACGCTATGGCAACAAGGCAGACCATAGCCCAGTCTGTCCAAAACCAAGGGGGCAACAACGGGCAAGCGGTATTTCCTTGTGTGCCTGTCATGTCTAGGACGGAAGCCGAGCGTGCTGAAATTAACTGTTTTGGCCCTGGCCTCATTATGACAAATTTGGGGCAGGGTATGATGTATCTCAAAAGGTTCAATCCACAGAAGGGTGAGGTTGAGATTTTGGACTTTGCCTTTGTTCCGCCCCCTCCGCCCCCGGCTCCGATTCCGGCAGCTTATGATCCACGGGATGATATTGCCGCCATGCGGGAAAATATGGCTGCTTTGCAGGCCAGCGTTGCCGCGCTGTGCGGAGAAATTGAAGAAAGCAAAAGAGCCAACCAAAAAAAGACCGGCGGAAAGGCGGCGGAAGCATGAGAGGTATGGGAGGCACGGGAAACATCCCCCAAATGATGATGCAAGGGATGATGCAGGGCATGAGCCCTATGCGAAATCCTATGGTGCAGGAGATCGTCCGCATGAGACGGCAGGGCGTTGAACAGCAAGAAGCATTTCGACAGTTAGCTCAAAAATATCCAGTATTTCGGCAGGCTGCTCCCTTTCTGGAAAACAAGACCCCACAGCAAATGGACCAGACGGCCCAGAACGCCCTCCAGCAGTCCGGGGTTGACCCTAATGCTATGGCTCAGCAGTTTCAGCGGTTTTTCTAACCACAATTTCATGTAGAGAATTATTCTCTTTTTCGGTTCGCGATCCTGATAAAAATCGCTCCCCCTTAGCAATTACCGGGGGAGCGTCCCCGGATTGCAATAAATCGAAAAGGAGAATTTTTTATGGCAGAAAACAATGACGCCCTGATGGCTTACGCGATGGGGCAGGAAAATGGCCGCTGTAACAGCAACAACGGCGGCTGGGGTGACGGCTGGATGGGCCTGATCGCCTTCGCCATGATCTTCGGCGGCTGGGGCGGG